GATCGCTGGCGTGACTTCGAGATCAGCGCCGGGCACTTGCACTGGGCGTGCACTGAACTTCGCGCCTGCCCACTGCTTGACCATCGGGTGATGAAGCTTCTCAGCAGAGAACGCTGTGATCACTGCATCAGTGTTCGACGGCACAGACACGAGCGACACTTCCATGATCTCGAACTTCGTGATCTTGAAGCCTCGCTCTTCGTTGTCCATCGGCTCGAACTCGAACACGCGAAAGCCATGCGAGATACGCAGTGCGCCGAACTCGACAAGCTGTGCAGCGTCGCGACCGAGCGGCGAGTCGATGATCGACATCTTGCCCGTGATCTTCTTCGCTTGCACTCGTGACTCTCGCACGATGCCGATCGGCTCGAACGCCATGTGCTGCCAGAGCAGCGGTGCCTTGTTGTCGACTGACGCACCTTTGCTCACGAGTATGTCGCCGTCACGATCTTGCTTGACTGTCGAGATGATCGCTGAGAAGTCCATGACTGAACCTTCAGTCAGCTTCTTGCCTGTTCGCTTCAGATCGTGCTCGAACTCGAACACGTCCATCTCTGGGTCACAGTACGTCAAGCGACTCTCTGCATCTTTGATCGCTTGCGTCCACTGTGCGGGTGTGCTGTTGCCGAGCAGCTTCGTCGGGCAGACGCCTCCTGCAAGGCAGCCGCTGATGTCGTTGAGATACGCAGTCGCGTTGCCGACGCCCCATCGCGGTGCGTGTCCTGACTTCGCTCGATCGATGACTTCTGCTGCAAGCTTGACTTGCATCGCGTCGAGTTCTGCTTGCGTTGCTTCAGCCGTCTGTGACATGACTGCTCTCCGAGTAAACGAAAAAAACCCGCATGCCGCACTCGTGTGCAGCAGCGGGCCTTGTATGGTCCCATGTTCAGATTGTCACTTCTTGAACAGCACTCTCACTGCATCGCTTCGCTGAACGCTTCTGATCTGCCCAGCGAAGTATTCGATCTCTATGCCGAATCGCCCGTAGTGAGTTTCCTGCCCGACGTGTGCTTTCAGATTAGCCGAAAGCGTCTCGACAATCAAGTCGACTGCGTTCGACGTCTCTCTGTTGCCACCTTGGGCGATCAGTTCGTTCTTCGACATCATGCTCGTGCGCTTCGTGAAAGAAGTGCAAACCTGGTTTGCACTTGTTGACATAACTCGTTGCAGCGACCCACGTTATGGATTATGGTGCGAACGGAACGACTGCGTCAGGGTCGACGACAGACACAGCAGTGCAGCGACAGTGTATGCGCTCTCGTGCTGGCAGTCCGACGTGCCCAGGGTACGGCGCTTTCGTGCCGCCGACGTTGAACATGCCCTTCGCTGAAGTCTTCTTCATGTTGAGTCGACCGTGCGTGCCTCGCGTATAGTTGTCCATCAGAGTCATCCACTGCATCTGTCTGATCAAGCCCTGAGAGACAAGATCAGCACGTGCTGTGTGATGCCCTGCGTTGAGTGCGCCAGTCACTTCAGTGCGTGCGATGCGCATCGCTCTGTGCTTGCTCGCTGCTCTGCCGAGCATGCCGTTCTGCCCTTGAACAGACAGTGCGATCTCGCGAGTCGACATGCCTTGATTGATGCCCGCAGATATTTTGCCAGCGAGATCAGTCAGCACTGTCTCAGCGATCTCGCCCCAGTACGGCTGCATCATGATCGTCGTGAGTTCGTGTTGTATCGCAGTCTGAATCGGAAGCGGCAACTCGATCAGCACGTCACCCGCAGAGAACGCTGCTGCTGCTTTCGCTTCCTCGAAGTCGTTCAGTTCAGACACAGCGCCAGTCGCGAGCGAGCCAAGCACGTGCTCTGTCGAGATCGCCATGATCTGCGCGTCGAACTCTTTGCCGCCGATCGCTGCTGCTGCAACTGCGACTGCTTCGCTCATCGTCTCGCTCTTGCCTATCGCGAGATCAGTGATCTGCTGTGCTGCTCTGCTGCCTGCTTCGACGAACAGATCGCTGAGTTCGTCAACATAGCTTGCTTCGATCTTCGTGTGCTGCTTGAGCCATCTGCCTGCCATGCCATCAGCAGTCAGCGACTTGAGTCGCTTCAAGTGAATCTTTCGCGTGACCTTACGCTTCGACTCTGTGCTCTTGTCAGGCACAGCAGGCACGTCTTCGAGGTTCATCGGCTTCGGTATCACGTCGCCGTCGACGAGCGGGCCGAGTCCTTCGAGCGCAGATCGCATCTCGTTCTTGCTGCACGCTTGATGCTTCGCGAGCACCTGATAATTCGCTCGCGTGTTCTCGGGATCGTCAGGGCGTGCAGGCGTGATCCACACGACGAGTCGCTCGCCAGTCGCTGCGAAGCGCGGCGCGACGAACAGCGTCAGCACTTGCGACATATACTCGATCAACGGGTTCACAGTGAAGTTGATGAAGTGCGTCTGAGCGACTGCACTGCCTGCTCTGTTGACGTTCTCAAGTTCGCCCGTGATCGCTGACGGCGTACCCCAGCCGCGACTGATGCGAGAGTCTGTCGCTTTGCCTGAGTCGAGGAAGTCCATCTCGTTGTTCGACTTCGACAGATCGATCACGTCTTTGATCAGTGCGTCGAGAATCATCGGCGTGCCTGCTTGATACACGTCGCCGTACATGTCCATCATCGAGCGAGTGATGCGATCGCGATCTTCTTTCAGCAGAGTCGGGCGACCCGTGTTCGCACCTTCGACGTCTGTGATGTCGCCAAGCACGATCGCGTGCGACGGGAAGATGCCGTTGCGAAACGCAGCGACCTGCGCTGTCTCGATCGCGTTGTCTGCTGCGACTGCAAGTGCGTGCGCTTTCAGTGTCGACTTGCACCCGAACGGATCAGCAGGGTCAGGGTTCACGAAGCGTGCGAACTCTTCAGACGGGCGAGTGATGCCCTTGCCGAATCCGCCAGGGTTGATCTCGTACTCTGCGAAGTGACCCTTGTCGTGCTTCGGTGTGATCCATGTCGACGGCACTGGCCAGATGTTGATCTGTCCCTGCTCTTCTGGCATCCAGTAATACGTGACGCCCGTGAGTTGATACGAGCAGATCGTGCTGTACTGCAAGTGCCACATCGGCATCACAGGGTTCGGCTCTCTGAAGCGATCGATCAGCACGTGATCAGGCACGATCTCCATGTCTTCTTGAAACGCTTTGCACGAGTCAGGCAGAGACTCTTTCGTCGGGCGATCGAACTGTCTTGCAGCGCCACCGCTGCCGACGAGTCTGCCGACGTTGATCTGTTGCGATGCGATCTGCTGTGCGATCGGTCTGATGACTGAGTACACGCGAGACTTGAACGAGGCATAGTTGTACTCGTTCGCGTCGTCTTGACTGAACAGACTGCCTGCTGAGTTGTCGCCCGTCATCAACGCGCTGCTGCCAGCGTCGCCGTTGAATTCTTTCGCTCTGCATCGATCGCGCACTGAAGTCGCGAACTCGCTTGCAACAGTCATCGTCGTTCTCCCTCTGCGCTGACCATTCTCGCAACGTCGACAGCGATGTCAGCTTTGAGTCGCGACACTTGTCGCTGATGTCTGAAGTCCATCTCCAAGTTCTCGTCTCGCAGTGACTGGATGATCAGCTTGTCTGAAGCGATGCGTGCTTCGAGACTCTCGATCGCGGTCGCTCTGTTGCGATCGACTGCCTTCGACAAGACGACACGCACGCGCAGAACGCTGCCTCTGACACAGTGAAGCACGAACCTGAAGACCCGTCTGATTGCTAATCGCAGGCATGGCATACACTGAACTGTACCGACTCAGCACGATTCGATCAACACTGCTCTGTGCAGACGGCAGGGTTTTTGCTATCATAAACCCTGCAACGCAACACCCCCAGCTTTCAGAAAAGGAGACTTACGATGGCCCGAGTTGAACCCGTACGGTGCAAGTGTGGTGCAGTCAAGATCAACGCAGTCGCAGGCAGCGTCTGCATCGAAGCTTGCAAGAAGGGCGGCATCTCGCCTATGCTGACGACAGCGCAACACAACGCAGCAGTGCGAGAGTGGCGAACAAGTGATCTGCCGATCGCGTCTCTGCTGTTCAACAAGAAGCACGACGTCGACGCCAGTGCGTCGTATGTCGGCATCTTCATGCTCGTCGAGAAGAAGACGGGCGAAGTGATCAACGGTCTGTTCAGACGTGTGCCTGTCACGAGCAGCAACGCGACGCGAGTCGCTGAAGCTGATCACAAGCGAGCACTGCTCGACGGCGAGTCGCGTGAGTTCGTTCGAGACAAGAGCGTCGAGAGCATGATCGCAGTGTGCTTCACGAACGGCGAAGCGACTGACGGCGACGAAGCTGAAGACAAGCCCGACGAGTGAACATGACTGACGCACTCTCAACAGACTTGACGAACAAGCCCTGCCGACACTGCGAGTCGTTTCGCAAGGGCAAGGAAGACTGGGGAGAGTGTCACTTCGATCAGCCAGTGATCGTGCAGTCGCTGCCAGCGAAAGCAGGGCGACACATCGGTCACTGGCCCGCAGTGAAAGATCACAACTCGTGCGGCAAGTGGATGGGCACGATCACACTCAAGCAACTCGACAAGGACTGACGACATGTCTCG